CAGGCGCGAGACCAGTCTTCGTGCGTCGTGTACACGCCGATCGATCCGGTCAGCGAGCTCGGGCTCGCAAGCAACTCCGAGGCCTGCGAGGCCAGGTAGTAGGCGGCCGACGCGCAGAGACAATTCGAAACCGCGGTAACCGGCTTCTGCTTCCGCGCGTTGTAAATCTCCTGCGCCAGCTCATCGACACCGCTCACATCTCCGCCCGGCGAATCGACATCGAGCACGACGGCGCCGACGTTGGGATCGTTGATTGCCTGGCGCAGCTGGTCGGTGATCTGGTCGCAGGAAGCGCCGCCGAAGAACATGGAAAGGATGCCGCCGCGCTGCTCGATCACCCCATGAATAGGAATGACGGCGATGGATCCCTTTTGCGATCCGGCCATCACGCGCATGGGCCGCGCGTTCACGGGCTCCTGCTTCACATTGATCACCAGCGTCGCAAGCATCGCGCGCAGCGACGGCTCGTGTATCGCCCAGATCCTGCCGGCAAGCGCGCGGCGCAGCGTTTCGTCGTTCATCATGCGGCTTCTCCTGTGACCACGGCCGCGAGCCTCATGGGCTCCTTCGCGGCCAGCTGGTCGATGAATTCCATGGCGGATCCCTTGTCGCCGGCGGCGAGATAGCCGGCGATTTTCTCAGACCGCCCGTAATACTCCTGGCGGAGCGCCGTCTGGCGATCGACGGTCAGCGCCAGCGCATTCGCCGCGAACTCGAGCTGGGATCCGTAAAACTCCTCGGCCTCATAGCCGGAAGCGGATCGCTCCACCATGCGGCGCAGCGCGGAAACTTCTTTGCGAACGCAACGCTCGGCAACCGACACGGCAAGCGCCTTGAGCTGCGCCTTGACCGCTACAGCGTTCGGCTGGCCGTCACCCTCGCCTTCACCGGCTCCGCCCTGGTCGCCGGCGCCAGGATCGTCGTCCTCTGTTTCCGCCGCGCGCTGCACGGTTTGCTGCGACTGCATTCCCTGCTGGTCGATGCGCACGGTGTTGACAGCAACGCGGTAGTTTTCGCCCCAGCCGTTCGGCATGGGGTTCATGTCTTCGAGCGCCCGAACTTCGTCCTGGCACATCCATCCATCGCCGATCGCCTGGTGATAAGCCGCGTAGCGGCTGGCCGTGTCGCCGCGCAGCAGCGACGCCATGAAGAACTTCGCAAAGTATTTCTGGGAGGTCAGCAGATCGCGCTGGATGGTCTGCTCCCAGTTCACGAACCGCGAAAGCATGCACTGCACGGCGAAGAAAATATTGAACTGCTCTACGCTGGCATAGGTCGCCGTCTTTTCCGTCTCGCCGATCATGTGCGGCGGCACGGGAAAGATCGAGCAGATTTCAATGCGGCTGAACTTCCGCGCGTCGAGCAGCTGCTGGTCGATCGGCTTGATCCCCAGCTCCTTGATGGTCACGCCGGGCGGCAGAAGCATCACCTTGCCGCGGTTTGCGCCGGTGCCCCCTTCCTGGATGCTGTTGCGGATCTCGTCCCTGCCGGCTTTCGTCTTCGTGTTCGGCGTTCCCTCGAGCGCCAGTGCCGGCCGCGCGTCGTTCTTTACGAAGCGCGCCGCGTAATCCTGCATCGCCAGGGCCAGGCCGAAAACATCGCAGGCCATCCCGATAGTCGATTGCCCCACCGCGCCGTCATCGGAGAAGTTCCGGAGATGGAAAACTTCTTCCTGAACCAACACGCGCGTGCGGTCCGTGAGCGGATCGTCGTAGATGTACCGGAGTCTTCCGGTCGCCTTGATGCGCTCCACGTGCACCCGGTCCGGGTGCATCGGAATCAACTGGTCGACCGCACCCCGGGGCCCGGACTTGATCTCGGAATAAGCGTTGCCGCGGAGCTCGAGGTGGCCCTCCATCATCTGCTTCCACTCGAACGCGGTCTGCTGCGCATTCGGCGCGATGTAGAGGATGTCGTAGATCGGATGATGCGGAACGATGCGCTTTGAGCCGTCCGGCGCCTCCGTCATGATCTTGCAGGGAACCATGCCGGCGTTGCGGCCGATGATGTTGACGCAGGCCAGCACCGTCGCCACGCGCTTCGCAGAGGCCGCCGTGATGCGCATGCCGGAAGCCGACGAGGTTCCGAGCGGGTTATACCAGTAGTCATCCCACGGCGCCGGCGTCCCGCTTACGTCCGCGCGCAAACCGAATGCACCGCCGGCCAACGAAGAGATCAAGCTCACGAACGGCTCCGATTCAGAAGGCCGCTCCGCTGCTCCTGGTAACCGCCAAAGAAGCACCCCGCGGCCGCCAGCAACCCGCCAACGATAAAGCCGAGGGGATGCCACGCGAGCCAGAGGCCGTATACCGCGGCCGCCGCGCCGGCAACCATGCCCGCGTCCCACACAGCTTTGAGGATTTTCTCTTTCACACCCATTCAACTTTTCCGCTCGGAATGTATTCGATGTCGAGCTGCATCAGACGGTTGACGCCCAAAATGATTGCCACGGTACCGTCGATCTTGCGCTCGACGTTTTCGCGGACAGGATACCAGTTTTCCTTCTGACTGATTCGGCAACGTGTGTTGCCGATCATCCAGGCGAGCAGCGGGTTCCCGTTGTGGTGAAATCTCCTGCTGATGATTGCCGCCTCGAGCTCCTTCATCGCCGGCGACATGTTCTCTTCGGTCTGCTTCAGCTCGACGATTTCAACCGTCTGCGGCCAATCGTCTCGCGGAAGTAGTCCGAGCTGCACAAGCGGCATTGCGTGGTACGGGTCGAAGACCAGCTCCCGAACGATCGCCGCGCCGGCGTCCGCGGCCAGGTCCGCGGCCACCACTCCGTAATCCGTTACGTTGCCCGGTGTTTCGATCAGGTACCCGCGATCGGCCCAGTCCGCGAAGTGCGGGTGCTTCTCGTCCCGGACCTTCTCCCGGTTCAGATAATGGCGAGTGAAGTAAAAGTAGTGGTCCTCGAGCTCGCCGCCCTTTCCTGTCGGCAGCTTCCGCTTGAATCCGCGAGCCGTCGAGACCGTATCCGTTCGCGAAGCCAGATCGACGGACTCGACGCACGGCTCGTCGCAGAAATCCTCGATCTGCATCTCAGCATCGAAGCACTCGTCCCAGTGCTCCATGTTGATCCAGGGCTGAGCCGCGTTGAGCCAGATGTTTAAGTGCTTCGTCTTGAAGACGGCCTGCCTACTTGCTGACTGGCGAGCCTGCGCCTGGTCGGCTTTCAATGTGGCCGGGTTGATGCTCACCCCGTAGTTCGGATTCGCCATCCGCAGAGCTTTTTCGGTTTTCCAGTCCGTCTTTTTATCGAGCGTGTAAACGATGCAGAAGAGACGCTCGTTGGTGCGGCGGCCCTCGAGAACCTCCTTCGCTTCAAGGCTGGCCTGGTAGCAAGGGACCGAGGTGTCCGTGCCCGCAGTCGTTGTGCTCAGGATCAAAGGCTGGTAGCGCGAAATGGCGCCCGTGCGCGCCCACTCGATTACCCGGTCTGTCTTCTGCTCATGGCGTTCGTCGTTAAGCACCATGTGCGGGATCGGCCCGTCGGGTGGATTACCCTTGATCTTCTTGAAGCTCGAGTTCGCCGACTGAACGACGAGCGAGTTCTTGTTGACCCAGACGCCGAAAGCTCGCCGAAACTCGGGAGACGCGAGCGCCATGGCCCGCGCGGTGTCAAATACGCTCCCGACCTCGCCGGCCTGCTCGCGCGTCGACCCCGCAGCGGCAAAGATGTCGGCGCCGTACTCGCCGTCCGCCGTCAACCCGAAAAGCCCAACGACGGCAGCGCCTGGCGTCTTGCCGTTTTTCCTCGGCACCTCGATGTAGGCCTCGCTGAATCTGCGGTACGCCTCCTTTTTGTGCACCCACCCGAAGATCGAGCAGTAAACGAAGCACTGCCAATCTTCCAGGTGGAACCTCTCGTGTCGCCGAGCTCGCCCGCGGAAGTCGTCCTTGACGTGCGGGAAGCTCTCGTGAAAACGAATGAACCGCTCGGCGCGCGTTTCGTCGTAGCGCCATTCGAAGTTCGCGCGCTTGCTGGCCCGCAGATCTCTTCGGTGCCGTTTGCAGGCGAGCTTCACGTACTCGCAGGCGATCACCCGCCCCGCGCGAACGTCATCGACGTAACGCGCCGCGCGCTGCACCCCGGTCAGCTCAGTTGGGGCGTGAGCCTTCGCGGACTTCTTGCGCGATTTCTTCGAAGCGGTCTCCCTTTTCTGGCTCATCACTCTGCTTCGTCGGTACCGGGCCACCTCCAGCGTCGAGCTGCAGCCTCGGCCGATCCGCCGGGTTCATGGCCATCTTGCCCAGGAACTCCCGCACCGTGTTAAAGTCGCTCGCCTTTGGTTCGCGATAACGGATCCGGAAGATCGCCCTGCAGGTCATCTCCACGTGCAGGCGGTCGGCATTGGTCAGGACGCCGGCCGGCGCCTGCGCCACGATCTCGTTCCAGATCTCGAGCAGCCTACTGCCGCTGTAGCTCTGCGCATCGAATGCCGCCGGAGGATCTCCAAGGGGCCCCGCAGTCTTCGGCTCGCGGTCGTACTGCTCTCGCCGCTCCGGATGCTTCTCGAAGGTGCCGTCGAGCTCCGCTAGCGCCTTTGGTTTACGATTCCGCCCCATGCCGCCAGCCGATCTGGAGGTTTTCAAGCCTCAACTCGTCACCACAGCGCTTCCTGAGCGCCTCCAGACGCATCTGCGTGCCATCGCTCAGTCGCTTTCGCTGCGCCCGCACTTTTGCGTTCAGACCGCGTGATTTCTGATTTTTGGAGACACAAAACTTTTAT